ATGGAATATCCAACATTAAGGTTTGTGTTCGATCGAAAGAAGGTCGCAACCAAGGAGAAAAAAGGTCTTGTGCAGATCGAGGTATGCTCTGAGAGAAAGAGAAAATGGATTGGTACGGGTGTAAAGGTATACGCCGATCAATGGGATGACAAAAGAAAGGTCACGGCTCGACCCGACTCGTTGGACTTGAATATGAAGCTGGACTTGATGATGTCTAATATCCTAGAGTACGTGAACTCATTGATACGTCGAAAGGTTCCGTTCGATTTCGAGTCGTTGGACGTTTTCTTGAAAAATAGCTCGGAATCAGATTCTTTCATTGATTTTATCGTTAGGAGGACTGATGAGAGGAAAGACCGTGCGGAAGGAACCATAAAGCATTATAGGACATTGGTTAAGGTTTTGGAGGATTTTGGGAGGATCAATTACTTTCATGATTTGACCCGCTCCAATATAACTATGTTCGATGATTACTTGAGAAGCAAAGGTATTAAGGATACTACCGTGTATGGTTACCATAAGAATATGAAGGCTTATATAAACGAGGCCATAAGATTCGGTATAATCTCAGAGAATCCTTATGTGGGGCTTAAGATCAACAGGGGAAAGTCGGATAAACGGAAATATCTCACGTATGAGGAGATGAGAAGGATGGAAAGATGTCGTATAACCGATCCTAGCGTAAACAGGGTGAGGGATCTTTTCTTGTTCCAGTGCTATACAGGGTTGGCCTATTCGGATTTATATAAGTTTGACTTTGCGAGCGATGTAGAGCGGAGGGGGAATAAGTTTATTATAGCGGATAGGCGTGTAAAGACCAATGAGGACTATTTCATAGTCTTGCTGTCTCCAGCCATGGATATACTAAAAAAATATGATTTTGATCTTCCGGTAATAAGTAATCAGAAATATAACGATTATTTAAAAGTCGCCGCTAGTTTCGCCAAGATTGACAAGAATCTGACTACGCACTGTGCGCGCCATACGTTTGCGGTTTTCGCGTTAAATAATGGTGTTCCGATGGAGGTGGTGTCCAAGATGCTTGGCCATACAAATATAAAAACAACTCAAATCTATGCGAAGGTTCTCAACACAGAGGTCGAGAAAGGATTTGATGTCTTGGAGCGAAAGATGAAGGTTTAGCGATAAATAGACCAATAAAACACGCCCGTGTCAGAAAAAACACGGGCGTTATACTTTTTTGATGCGACAAATAGAACTATTTTGTCCTTTCTTGCAGGAGTTTCGATATCTTAACCAGTAATTGTTGCAACTCAAGATTGCTCAACTCTTCCAGATCTACATTTGCAACCTTTACTTTCTTATTGTTCTCGTCAAAGGAATTTTTCCTTTCCTCTAAAAGAGCGGTTACTAACTCGTCTATTTGCCCCTTGATTTTTTGAGCCTTTAGCTCATAATTGATAGTTCTTGCCATGATGTTAGTTTTTAATGTTATTTATTTGTGAAATCAAGCTTATAGCCTAAAGCATCGCCTATTTTGGACAATAGGTCAACACCTGTGCTGTACTTCCCAGTTTCTATCCGGGCGATGTTTCCCGGCGCTAGCCCTGTAAGTTCAGCTAGTTTGTACTGTGATATCCCGGCCTCCATGCGGAGCTGGGCTATTCTTTTACCGATTCTTTCTCTATCTGTCATCTTTGGTGTCCTCCCAGTCACAGTAGTCGCAATACCATATTGCGGCCTGTCTTAAAATATCTTTTATTATCATATCTCTATCGGCTATTTTATCAAGTGTCGCCGAGTAATGCAACGCTATTGTCATTCGTTCGTTTTCTCCAAGCATGTTGGTATTCGAAAAGTTGAATGACAATACGTCTTCTTCCAATACGACATCATCTTTTAATAATACCTCCATCACGCTAGCGGAGCGGGTGTGTAAGATGACATTTCTCCCATATAAGGGATCTCCGCCTTTTTCGTGGCCGGAGCCTTCGACGAAGGCGAATTCTGGAAGGGTCAAAGATATATTTCTCATATTAATAAATAACATCATTTATAAGTTCTGGATCAGCCGCTAAATCAACCACTCCCATTATCTTATCTGTCATTGAACCCGTAGGATATACGTGGCTGCTGAAGCGATATTTTATTCCTCCGTAGTAGTAATATCTACTTTCCGAAATATTGCTCTGAATCCTTTGGCAACCTTCTTTTAGCAAGAAGGATTCAAATTTGTCTATCTTCTTTTTTAAAGAAAGAAAATCGTTGACATTTGTAAGATAGCTCTCGAAAGCTTGCTCAAATGAAATGTCGCCGTATGTCCTTTTGAAATTGGCATTAGGAGTAATACCATCTCTGCCTTTTGTGTTGTTCTTAACGAAAAGTTCAAATAGCTTTCTAGTTGTCATTGTCTTTACGCCGCTTATAGGTTGCCGCCCTGTTTTGTTTAAAGTATCTTTTGTTTTTATCATCTGGGATAATCAGCTATTCACTGTAATTACTGTGTAAAATGGATCCTCCATCCCTACTTGACAGTAGGCATTGCCTTCCTTGTCCACCCAAACAGCCTTACCATAGCTGCTATCTGGATGATTGGTAGTGGATGTTACTTCAATCTCTTCGCCATTAAAATTATTTTTAAGATATGTTTTCATAAGATGTTAATTTAAAAATCATAAATTCAATTATTCTTCGTAATCTCCAATTGCATAGGTTATCTTTTCTGCCATAATTTTGCAAGCATGCCTCAGCCCGTTTAAGTTAACCCTTAGAGTCATCATGTCGCCTATAGCGACATCATCCTCTACGCCGTCATGCTCAGGAAAAGCAAGGTCATTTAATTCAAGACCACAATTACTAGCAGTGTTGTTAATAATATTATAGACTTTTTCAACCTCAAGGTTGATAGCGTTAATTTGTTCTAATGTCATATTAATTGCCCGTCACGCCGGTAGCTCAGCTTTTATTATTATTTATTGTAACTCTCCCTTTAAAATGTCATTAACGTAAAGCAAAAAGTTTCTGTCGCTTACTTGATCATCGGCAAAACAATCAAACAACATGCCGTTGCCAAGTTTGGATATTTTTTCAAATGCGGTTTGCATTAATTGAGATGCTTTTTCCCTTGTGCTCTCAGGGGCTTCGTTAACAAATTTATCGATTCTTTTTTTGACATCTTCAAGCATCATTTCATGTGATTGCTTTCTGCCTTGTCCTGTCTTGGATAGTTCTCTATACGTAGATGTATTCATTTCCTTAATGCCGCTTATCCGTTGCCGCCGGTTCTATTGTTATTTTGATATTGCAAATATACTATCAAATTTGATAGTATGCAAGTTTTTAGAGGATTGTTTTTATGTTCTACGGCATATTTTTTGTCCTTTTATCTTTATTTGAAACTCAAAAAATAGTCCTTGGCCTCTTTTGGCATCCTTCGGCCCTCAAGACAGATATATCTATCCGTGGTGCCTCTCGTATGACCAAGTATTTTCTTTATCCATATCTCCGAGACACCACGTGCCGCCAGATTGGAGGCGCAGCTACGACGTGCCGTATGCGACGCTATAAGATCGCATTTCCTGCCAGTCACATTTTTCCCTGCTTTAAAACATCTTGTTTTTGCCGTTATTCCTGCCTTATCTGCAAGTTTTCGGATTGTATCGTTGAAATATACGTCTGACACTATTCGGCCGCTTAAAGCGGGGGATTGCTCCTTTATAAACCGTTTCAAAACTGGCGATACCGGAATCTCAACAAAAACTTTAGTTTTCTGCGAAACATATGACAGCCATCCGTCCTGAATGTTTTCTTTCGTAAATTGACAAAAGTCAGAATGGCGAGCTCCCGTGACGCATCCTAGCAGAAACTGGTCCCTTATCAATCGTTCGGTCTCATTCATTATCTCCACTTCCGATATCCGCCGTATCTCTTCCTCGTCCAAGAAAGTATTCACTGGCACTTGCTCTTTTAACGTAAGGATAGAGGCGAAGTCAAAATCCAATTTTACCTCTTCTGAATACCTGTTAAGCACTGCTTTTAATTTGGCAGCGTATTGTCTTGTTGAGTTTGGGGATAATCTATCGCTCATATATTCGGTAAACCGGATAAGCCGAAGCTTTGAGAGCTCGCCCCATTCGGCGTCGCATCCGTTCGCCTCCTCGAACATCCTGATGATGATCCCGTATTTCGGGTACTTCTCTAAAAAAACCTCTTTAAGTGTAATCATCGCTTACTCCTTTCATCTTTTGTGTTTGCCGCTATAAACAAGCCAGATATAAATGCTATTATTATTACCCCGGCCATTATCGCCAAGGTTTTAAAACCTCCCAAAAGTATAATTATTAATATAATCCATACAAAAATACCTAATTGCATAGCTTTATGTTTTATGCAGGGCTTTCGCCCCGCTGGTTAGATTATATTACTTTCTTAGATAACACTTTTTAGCCTCCCGTTGCCATCCGTGAAACCGTTGAGTACTTCCGCCTCTTTTTCGGCTTCTCCCTTAGTCGGATAGCAATCTATTATGCAGTTATCCAAATTATCTAATATGCCGTAATATCCAAGTGTTAACGGCTTATCTTTTACGGTATAACGTTCTCCTTTTACTTTCTTCTCGTAAAATTCCACACCCTCAGCCATTGGGGTGTAATATGATGAGGTGCTAAGCGTGCCCGATTCAACCTTGTCGTTAAACTCAATTATACCGGGTAAATCTTTTTTTAAGCTGCTTCCCACGCTTACACCGTCATAGGTTACGCAAAACTTACGTTCTCCATCCGTATATACATTGAAAACATCGCCCGGCTGTATATCTGCACGTACTTTCGCGCTGGTTATGATTCCCGCGCCTTCAATATCGTAATAGTCTTGCATACCGTCGCTATCGTCATAACGGAAAGAGTTCGCATAAGTCGTAACAGCATCCAATACTTTAAACATTCCCGGCGTTAACTCATTCTCCCAACCTTTTACGGTTGACATTGTGGACATGTAGCCACGCTGCGCACTTCTTGAGCCCTCTACAAAGGGGACGCAGGTACCTTCTTTCAATTCAATATACATCGAATCCGTGTACATGCTCCATTCTGTACGAACAGAGAATTTAAACTCTGGGAAATTCTTCTTTGCAAAAGCCCTGACTTTTGCGGATATTTCCTTTGTAGATAACTTGCTGTCATAGTTTGAACCGACCCAACCGTTTTGCGTGTAGAAATTCATTGTTCCCATGTCTGTAATATTTAAATTGTTATTAATTGCTAATTATTACAGCGTCTTTTTGTCGGATGGAAAGCAAAGCCTATTTTTGTCAATAATTAAAGTGTTTAGGGAGGATTACCCGCCCCGTGGCTAAAATAAAGTTATTGTAAACTCTATTTTTAAATGCCACACCTTAAAAGAAATTGTGAGTCTCATAAGGTAACACTTTTAAATGTTAGATTCAAGTCTAACGGCTTTTGCTGGATTATCCCAGCTTTTTACGGCGGTATAGGAGTACCGCCGTTTTTTATCCTCCATCTTAAATAACGCTTGTAAGATTAAGACGTTTTTATCTCTTTCTTACATTACAAATATACAACAACTTTATATTATATGCAATGTTTAAATAGCTTATTTTCAATATTATACGGAATTTGATAAGTGGTAAAACATTCAATATAAAGCGGGTTGCGTAGACTTGTCGAATAGGTTTTGTGTCACCATGGATTAAGAGGTTAACAACGAAATAAGACTTTAAAAGCTGAGTATTTGGGTGTAATGGATGGTTTGTGATAAGGGAGGGAGATTGAACTTTGATAGATTGTGTTTATTAGTTTTATAGATTATATCTATTAAGATGACCGTAAAAAAGAGAATGGTTTATTATAGATAAAATCTATTATATACGATAGATTTTGTTTATATGATTGGTGTTAAAATGTGTATACGGTTACAACGTCTAAGTCCTTATGTTTTTTTGCATTAAGAATAGTTTTGATGCCCAAAAGTTATTGTTGATTGATAAAGGCGTATTGTTGAAGGTGTGTTTATATTATATGTATAATATAAAATACTATGTGTTGTAACTTGTTGATTAATAGTGTTTGTTGGTGAAAAAGTATGCAAAAATACACCCACCCCCCCTGTTATATCATACAAGAAAAGGCATGTTACCTTACCTAAAAATTTTTTTTCTCTGTTTTTTTCTTTCTTGTTTTTTACGTAAAAATGAATAAACAAATCATAATATTTATTTATTGCTCTATTTCGTATCACTTTTGCTACAAAATAAATACGATGTGATATATAGTTTTAATCTATAATGTTGTGATTTTTAATAGATTTTATCTATGATGATATAAAATATACGTTATCTTTGTGTGGTAGATTAAATGATATATATCATTATATTATGGGGTTAGATATTTCAAATAATGTAGATATTGGATTTGATTGTGATTGTAACTCTCAGAGTGATAGTCTTATATCTTGTATAGTTCAGAATCTTGTTCATACGGGTAATAGATACGAAATAGCTATTTCTGGGAGTCCGACAGGGAAGGAGAGCTCAAATTTGTATTATGAGAACCTTGACAGCGTCATAGAGTCGGTGTATACGACAGTATCGAAAAGCGATCTCGCCCTTTATAAGGGTAATGTCTATTTTTTCACGGGCAAGATATACGAGATAGTTCCGGGACATGCTTATTTGAAGCGTGCTATGCGTACATATTTGCGTGTATCCGGTGTTCCCAAGGCTTTCATTGTTCGAAGTATTAAGGATATAATGGCTGAGATGTACAATTCACTTGAGATAAACAGGGTGTTGCGTCCTCGATATAACGTCATGGCTTTTGAGAATGGAGTCGTGGACATGCGGGATGGTGTTTTGCGTCCTTTCTCTAGGGATCATCATGTTATATATCTTCACCGCTATAGATATGATCCTGAGGCTAAATGCCCTAAGTGGCATTCTTTCTTGAGAGGGACGGAGTTTGGAAGGAAGGTCTATTCGGGAGGTGTTTTGCCGGACAGGAACGACCGTACGATATTGCAGATGTTTCTTGGCCTATCCTTGTATGATCGGGGGACGATGGATAAGAAGGTGGAAAACGCTCTTGTGTTGTTTGGCAATGGGTCGAATGGAAAAAGCGTTATTATGGATACCGTGATGGGGATATTGGGTGAGGACAATATATCCAATTTGAGCATGGAGGCCCTGCTTCGGGGAGGAGATGAGCGCCAGAGAAACCTATCCCAGATAGAGGGGAAGATATTCAATTGGTCCGGGGAGATGGAGGCCAAGACATTCGCCGGGAAGGAAGACGCCGCTAAGAGCCTTATATCCGGTGAGCCCCAGCTTGGGCGTAGGATCGGGAATAACGCCTTTAAGATAACGAATATTCCATACTTCATATTTAACGCTAACCGTTTCCCCGCTGGAGGAGATAGCAGTTTTGGTTTTTTCCGTCGTTTTATATTCATCGTGTTTGATAAGGTCATTGACGAGAGGCACATGAACTTGAGATTGACCCATGAGCTCAAGGATGAGTATCCCGGGATATTGAATTGGATAAGGAGGGGGGCTTTGCTTCTTCAGAGGAATGGCTTCAAGTTCCCGGAAAGTGAGGGGAGCCTGAGGAAACGCATCAATGAGATGGGATTATCGGCTCTTGGTAAGTCATGGGCCATGGCTAGAGGCTTCTTTGCCCTCCCGAGAAAAGGGATGCCTAATGACATGCCGCATGAGGTTGATTTCGCTATCATTTATGATGATGTCAAGAATTACGCGGAAGAAAATGGTTTCCCGATGGTGAGCAGGCAGACGTTAGCCGCCCATTTCAGGGAATTGGGTTTTGATAAGGATAGAAAGAGAAAGGTTGGACGAACGGTGTATTATAAATGCTATGGTCTCACTTCCGACCTGCTTATTTCGACATCGGTCCCTTTGGTGTCTGATATGAGTGTAGGAATCAATAATGAGGGGTTTCAATATGGGGAAGAGGATTGAAATACATGAATTTCACCCAACTATATATCCGAGGTTAATATGGGTGGCTAAATTGAGAAACGAAAAAGATATAAACAATGTTTTTGCGGAACGAGATGGTTCCGAGATATATCTTGGCATTAAAAAAGGCAATGAACCTAAAGCTACGACTTTAAAGGTATGGCATAAAGAAACGGGTAAATATGGAGTATTGGTTTGTATTCATAGCCGTATTAATGTCGAGGATGTAGCGCATGAGGCAGTTCATGTGGCGAGTTGCATCTTTGATGATTGTGGCATGTCTATGGGGTTTGATGGGGCAAAGATGAACATTTCGCATATCTAGTCGGGTTTGCCGCTGATTGTATTAATCAAGTGAGAATTAATAAATTTAGGGAGTAATATGGAATACGGAAAGAAAATTCAGGTTCACAACTTTATAATGCTTAAATATAAAGTTGACAAAACATCCTTTATCGAGGTATCTTCGGTCGCCGGTGACTGGTCTGTGTCGTACCGGGAGGACAATATTATGTACTTGACTCTCGATGTGGCCAAAGAGGAAGATCATGAGGCTTTGCATAATATATTTACAGGCATTTATGGAACATGCAATATCGTGGATTCGGATTTTACCAAAGAGGTATTCGATGCCATGAGTAGACATTTTGAGAGATTGAAAGGTGATCGATCGGTAGTTTCGGATGAGGAAGATTCTAAGATTTTAGAGGAGGAGCGTAGGATAAATGAGGTTAAGGAAGAAATAGAGAAAGGGAAATAAGTATGGATATTGAATCTATCCGTTTTATTGCGGATCAACAGAAAGAAATAGACTCTTTGAACTCGGAAATTGCCAGTCTTTTCATGTTGGTGAAAGGATTTAGCAATACCATGGTTAAAAGCGATAATATGTATATAAATGAAATTGCTAATTTTATAGTAGAGGCAAAAAAATATCTGAATAAAACCAATATTCCCAAACTGAAAACAGGTCATATACCACTAGGAGAATTGAGGATAGGGTCTATTGTTCAATTTTACAGAAAAACGGAGGATCCCAATATGTGTATGATGCCTATTTGCTCCATATTTGAAGATAATGGCATTTATTATGCAAAGTTTCAGGATGGTTTTTGCGTAAATGTAGAAACGGGATTTTTACCCATTCCTCTTACTGAAGATATGCTTTTGAGATGTGGGTTTAGTTATGACTTAGGATCAGATTCTTGGAAAATATGCGGTTTGTTCATTCGTAAAGTAGAATCAGGATTTAATATATTTATTGAATGTGAGGATGATTGGTATTCTAATTGTTTCTTTAGGGATTTTGAGTATCTTCATCAACTTCAAAACATCTATTTAGACTTAACGGGGAACGAACTGGAGGTGAAGCTATGAACAGCATCGTTACTATAGAACTTGGAGATGGTAAAAAAATAGGCGCAATGGAGCAAACTTATTACGATCCTATAAAAATGGAAGGAAGAGTAAGATATCGTGGCTTCGATGGTCGCTATTATTATCCAGAAAAGGACATTATAAGTATTAACGGGGATTGGTCTTGTCGAGAATTTGATAATGAAGAACAAGCAATTAAATATGTTGAGGCTTTGAAAAAACTTTCTCCAGAACGCATGGAAGAAGTCATGAATAGAAGAAGGTATTCATGCGATAGGTAATGAGCTATCGAATCTGAAACTCGTTTGAATCACGCTTTTCAGTTTTTTAGAGCACCCATTTCCCGTGGGTGCTCTTTCTTTACTTTTAATGTGACGTGGAATCAGTCACATTGCATAAAATATCATGTTTTTTATTTACAGCTTGATAGGCTGCGCATGTGCCGGAACATCTTTCAGATCATACGGACCCGGTGTCATAGCCTGAATACAGAGATACAAGACCCCGTCCTGCGTGTAATACTTGTTAAATTCAAGCGCCATATTTTGCGTATATGGAATAGGGTCTTCCATCGTGCCGGCGTGTCCTTCCGCGTCAACTCTTTTCCACAGGCTTAGGGTCGCCGTACCCGGCTTCCAGTTATCTTGCGTCGCATGGTCTTTGATACATTCCCACAGGATGTCCTCGACCCGGTATCGCTCACCGGCTTTGACATTTATCCCGGCTTCCCATTCCGGGTATCGATCCTTGACCTGTAAGGCTCCCGACGGGGTAAGGTTATACGTGTTTATCTCCTCGGTAGCCTCCTTGTCCAGTTCGTCCAATGCCAACAACCTGCTGAGTTGCCTATTGATTACGGGCTGCTCTTCTTCCGGATAAGTCCATTCGTCGCTATTCAATAGCTCTATGAAAGACGGGTCGTCGAAATTATAGCGAGGGAAGTCCTCCTCGGCAAAGGGAGATAGATACTCCTCATGCAAGACTACCTTGCTTTGATCCACACTCGTTCTCATTTCGGGCAATATCTCGATTCCGTGAGATTTAGCCCATAATAAATCCACTATAGCGTACCTCATATCATTTTGCTTTTAATGTTTGTAAATAATCATATGCTTTGATACAGTCGTCTTTGGAGAGGATATGGTTGTAAATGGCTAAATTCTTTAAGGCGATTTTAGCAAACTTGTTTCCACTTATGCCAATTAGCAGGTTATTTCTACTACTTGTGATAGGTTGTTCTTTATTAACTAGCATTTCAGACCAATCATCAGAATATACACGTCCATCTGAGCAAATAGCCTTTAAGGTGTTAGTGCTTAAAATTGATCCTTCATTTGTGTTATTTATGTATATTTTCAATCCGTAATCTCTGTTATACACATACAAAGAGGGAGATTTAATGATACCTGCATTAGTTGTTATGCTATCCATAAACTTCCACTCACCAACAATCGTAAATTCCTTATCCATTACAAAATCCGACGAAACAACCTTATCATCCACCCCATCAGTAATCAGATAGCCCGCATATTCACCTTCTTGATTATACCCGCTACCTTCCGCAAACCCAAAATTGGTCAGCTTAAGATCATTACCATTGCCTGTAACATTGGCGATAATATCACGATTACTATCCTCGTTGGTCTTGCCGGTCACTGTCCATGCATGGTCGGGGAAGAGCCAAGGGCGCTGGGAATCATCGCCGGAACCGCCACGCCCTCCAATCCCCAGCTTTATCCCTCGCAAGTCTATGCCCGAGAGATCGATCTTGGATAAATTGATGTCGCTTAGAGCTATCATTGCAGTACAGATATTGAAACTGGTTTGCAAGCCTGAAAACGGAAACGGAGTTGTTGCTGAGCCACGATTCCTGTGATATTCTTTTCTATGGTGAGAGTATCTCCCGGAATAAGGGAAGATGGTAACCCTACTTCTGATATAAAATTATCACCTGTGATTGATCTTTCAAGGATAATGTCCCCGGGTTTATCAACCTTGATTCTGAATGCTAATGTGTTGGATTTAGCAGCGATAGCGTCAGAAATGTAATCTTTACCATCTTGTTTAAAGTTCACTGTAGTTGTTGCCATGATTTTAATATTTAAAGATTGTTGTTTTTCCTCTTATTCGTTAGAAACAAGGAGCACTTGTTACATGTGAGCGGAAGGTAGTAATGTACGGTAGTATCTTCCTCTTCCACTACCTCCTTTTTCATTTGTTGCAAATCGGCGATGAGCTTGGTGGTGTCCAGCCATTCCTTGGATCCTACCTTCATTCTTGACTTGGCGATGATCAATCCCTTCAGAGTCTCTTCCTTGGTAGCCATGGACAAGGCGTCATCCATGGAGATGTCATCGTCGTTTTCCTCATGCGTATCTCGCCTTTCTTTTCTCTTCCCTGATGATTCCATATATTTGGAGAAGTCCGGGTTGTTGACCACGGAACGCATTTGCGACTTTATATAACTATCGGACAAGGTCATGTTATATCCGAAAGCTGCGATATAAGCGTCGTTGTCCTTCCACCCTGATAGCATGAGGTCGGCGAATATTTTTTCCTCTATTGATATCTTCGCTTTTTTAATCTCTGTTTTTATGCCTCTTGAATAATCCATAGATTCATTATTTTATGATTATACGAATACAAAATAGCACCGGCAGTTTATATGCCATTGATATTTATAGTCTTGTATTGGGTGAAAACCTACCATGTCATCGCATATCGCACACGGGTACGAGCTACCCCGGAATGAGTAAAATCCCATAGCCCCATTTCTCAATGCCTGATCTCCATACCACCACATCCATGCTAGCCCTATGTCGTTTCTGGATAGTGTGGTAATTAAATTATATGCCGAATTGCTTTTGCCAACTCCGTAGCTCATGCCCTTTGTCTCTATACGAGTAGCGGACAAGCCCTTCCCGAATGAATCTTTGATATTCGGGTTGTTGTAAGGCGCTGAAAGACTTCTCTGGATGGCGGACAATGTATCTTCGCCGGTTTTACCTAAGAATATACCGGCAGCTATCGCCGCCTCTAGTTCGAATTTATACCTATTGGCGTATTCATTTACCCTTTGCTTGAAAGTCTTGCCATATCTTTCAGCGTTCAAGAACGTAAGAATGGCGCCTTTATCTTCTTCCCGGTTATATACGGACAATATTTCTGTTGCGTAGATAATATTATCCTTTAATTCACGGATAATCTCATCTACCTCTTCCTTTAAAGACTCATTAGAGCTGAACCGGAACAATCTAGGGGAGATATTGTATTTTTGGGATACAGCGATTATCTTGCGTGCCGCCTCTATCATGTATTCCTCAATATTATTCTTAACGCTGATTTCTGCTTCAATTCTTGTTTGAAGGAATCGCTTAGCTTCCTGTATTTGATCCCCTGTTGGCATTCGCTAATTCTATTTGACTTAGTAAATCGTTTTGTTGCTCCTCTTTAGCCTCCCTTACAATCCTTTCCCATTCGCCTGTGACGGAATACATGGGTATACGTTCGGACGCTGTTTGTCTTGATATGAATCCGTTTTGTACGGCGGAGGCCAGATCGGCGACCATGGCGGATTCATTCACGTGGATATATGGCTTGATCCACCAGTTTATAGGCAGGTTGATAAAATCTATGGATTTCTCCTTTTCAACCCCGAATCCATACGTGAATATTTTTACCATGTCATCAAGGAATGATTGATATTCAGCTGAGTCAATCATCGCTTTCTCGTAAGCCGGGGAATATAATATCTTCAACGCCGCCGCCGGCAGGTCACCGGACTTTAACTCCGGCGGGATTACGGCGAATGATTGCTCATATATCATTTTGTATAATGTATCGAGCTGCTTGACGAATGACTCTGACGCGTCCGGTTGCGACAAGAACGATGCCTTGTCTTCCGGGCCTCCGGTGATTATCTTTACGGATCCGTTCAAATCGTGTTGCATAGCCATGGATTCTGATCCTTCGCCTTGCAAGTACATGATGGGGAACCCGAACGCTTGATTGTTCTGGGCCATCTGGGAAAACGACATCTCATAACCGTCGCACGCGTCTTGTGAGGGGCTCCAGCATGCCCCGTCCTCATCCCGTCGATAAGCGATTGGAAGGAAAGGGAAACCATGAATGGATTTATCCACCAGCTCGTATCCATCGATCCCAAATATCCCCAATATTCTATTTATAGCCCCTTTAGCTCCTTTCTCGGCACGTTTATAGCGATACAGTGTCGTGTTGTCCCATACCTCTAACCACTCGATAATACGATTCCCCAGATCGTCGTAATCGTAGTATGAACGGGCGAAAAGATTCATCTTGTTCGTTATAGGATCATAATGTGGATAAAGGGTATCCCCGTTCTGGTACGATAAGGTTTTGTATCCGAACTTACCGTCCCTCAAATATCCGACCATGGCGGCGTCTCCTGTCATTTTTGTTGATTTTACGGCCTCGAAGAAAGCTATCTCCATGTTTTTCTTCAACCACCCCTCTTTAAACAAGAGGAAATCCTTTATCTCTTTCTCGGAAGGCTTGTCTTTGGTTAATTCGAATTGTATGTCATTGCCGCACAAATGGACTGTTTGTTTAACCGTTATTATTTGCTGGAAGGCGAAAGAGTAACGAGGGACAAGCTCTTTATATATACGTCTGTTGGTCTTGCCCGTGGGTTCTCCATTCTCGTCAAGGACAGGCTCTTCCTCCATCCTGTAAATATCAGGATAAACCTCGTGGTCATTGATGACGTGACCGGATGGATAGTATTCCCTCATGAAATCCGATTGGGTTACCATCGTGTAGTAACAAGGATCGTTCTGCGAGAACGGTTCATTGTCCGCCATGAATGTCCCATGCCTCATGTAACCTTCGGGCCTAATCCTTTTCCAAGGTCTTTTCGTCTTGATCTCTCTTTTATCCATATTTATAAGGGTTTATAGGACACGTATCTAAGCATCCCTTTAGGTTTGAAAATCTTTTTTTTGTTGATCTCGAAATACATGCGGTAGATAAGCGACTCGAAAAAGTCGGGAGAATAACCTACCGCCTTTATCATCCCGTCTTTGTTTATAAGCTCGAACCCGCCGATATTGGAGTTGTCCTTGTGCCGTATGCACTTGCGCTCTTTCATCAGGATATCCTTTAGCGGTACTTTTTGATACTTTCCTTTTTTGCCGGAGAACTTTAAATCAAGCAATCTAGGCTCAATGGATATCTTGCCGTCCTGTATATAGTGCGCCAGCATCTCGGCGCATTGCGACTTCACGTTTTTATATGATTTCTCGAACTGTCTCTCAGGTTTTTGTGTTCCCGTGAATTTAATGGCTCTTTTCACGTGCCCTGATATAGCTTGTCCTACCCCCCAGTAGTCATATATAACGTTTTCCTCCCGAACGCCCCATTCATCTAGCTTCGCCTTGAACATGGTTTCCGTACTGGCGGAGTTTTCTCGCATGATGAACACGTCTTTGATATGCAAGTCTATCCATAGCCACATAACGCAGAAATCCCCACCTTCAAAAGCAATATCCGCTGACACGTAACGGATACCTTTCTCTATTTGGGCCGGAGCGCTATAAAATCGATCCATGTCTGACATCTTGATAAGATCGTCCCCTGTGGCCTTGAAGTTCCAGTTACCTTCTAGATCCCTCGCTCTTTGTTCCTCGTTTTGCTGTGACAGGTTGGCTGCGTAATTAGGGTCAGAGGCTATTAATTTTATATTCTCCTCAAGCCTTCCCTGTATGAATGTCACGGATTTGACGTACATTGTCACTTTATTGAAACCCAATTCCTCGTAAGCGTCTTTCCATAACGGATCAATAATGTGCTTACATTGGTTATAGACCTCTTCCGGAGTGTTACCCCAATATATGGAATCAGGGGAATCTCCTTCCATGAAGCAATACCTCATGATACCGTCACGCTCATCGATAGGCAGTCCGTCTTCCCCGATCCACCAGTCTATGAACTTTCTTACCCAGCTATCTGGATCAGGGTTGCATGTCCCGTAAAACCTGTTTCTTATCCCGTACGCGTTACGATTGCATGTTATCAGGTATTTGAATTTCTCATATGAGCAGTGTGTTATCTCATCAATACCTATAAATGAATATTGTTTTCCCTGAAATCTTTTCTTGAAGTCGTCATACGAGTCTGCTAGATATGAGAATTTCAATTTGCCTCCATTCTTGAAATACCACGTCATGTCACTGATGGACTTATTATATTGCCCCATCTGCCCATATAATATATATGATGTATTGATCAAGTCAAGTAGGTCATCCTTCTCGTTTCTGAGCAAAATGGAATTGTAATATGGGTTGTAGATATCTTTTAATGATTCCATTAGTAAGGAGAAGCTTTTTGATCCGCCTCTCGATCCCCCGAAGATGGTAATATCGGAAGAGGAAGCTAGAAACTTTTCTTGGCAGCCTCTTTGAGCGATTATTTTTAGAGGATTCGCTTTCTTCCTATCAGACACACGAAGCGCTTCAATATACTCATAAGAATATACATGATCGCCAGAATCCGTTTTTATATCTTTCTCTAGTATCTCCATCACGAATAAAAAAGGCCGACAGGACATTATTTGAATGTCTTATCGGCCCTCTAGGAACTCTATTGCTTGTATACCGCAAATATATAAATAAAATCTATTTATATTGTTGTTTATATAGATAATATCTATTATATTTGCGCAATAACATAAATATATATGCTTAAAATATCGACAAGGATAGATGACACGGAACCGGAAAGGCAGACCATGATGGTGGAATGCCCGTATTGTGGAAGAAAGATGGTAGACGTGCAATACGCGTCCGGAGTGACGCTATTGAGAATCAAATGTACACGATGCAAGCATTATGTGAAAATAAATATGACAGAATAAGGGAGTATTAGAATTTAGGTACTTCTTTTATTAAATAAAGAGCTTCATAGAGAGCCGATTGTAGCGATTAATCTCGTTACGGTCGGCTCTTTTTGTTTATAAACAATTGAAAAATGGAAAAAGAGACCCTTTTGACAGGATTAAAAAAAATGCTCGGAGAACCCGGAGCAAATGGATACTTCGGAGACACCGGAGTGACAGCTAGGACGCTTGACGCTTACGTTGACGCCCTTTTGCCGACAATCTCGTCTGATGACACTGTGAACGACTTGTTTTATCAGTCTCATGCGAATGTAGTCAAGGCGATGGGTGGACAAATGCGCCACGAGCAAGCTGAATTCGTGAAGAACTACAAGCCCCAAGGCGGTGGAAATGGATCTGATGCCGCCTCTCAAAACCAGCCCCCCGCAAACAGCGGTGGTGATGATTTGTTGAAACGGCTTGAGGCTATCGAGAAGGAACGTGAGCTTGAAAGGAAGACCTCCATTGAAAAGAGCTTACGTGAGAGAGTTATTAATAAAGCTAGCGGGTTGAATGTGTCAAACAAGGCGTTATGGGAAGATGTGGCTAACCTCGTCCCTATTACTGAGGACATGGATGAATCCAAACTGGAGGAAGAGACAAAACGCTTGTACGAGTCAAAACTTAAGGCTTACAGCGGAGATGGGGCTACACCGTACAGAGGCGCAGGAGGAAGCGGAGGCTCGGAAAATACGTCAAAGGCTTTGGATGATTTCTTCGCCAAGAAAGCGCAAGAAGGCAAATTCCCCTCAAATTCTAAAAACAATTAAAAATGGGAACATTAGGAAACACTTTTGGCAGAGGGCAAAAAGAATATGGTTCCGGGAAAAATATCTGGCATGAGGTGAGAGGTTCCTTCCCTGTCGGGGGAAGCATCTCCAATATTTCGGATTTTAAGGGCAAAGTTATCCCCGCCGGATCCATGTGTGTGCTTGATCAATCGGCTCACACGATTAAAATAGTAAAAGCGTCCGAGATAAAGACGGCATCGCAATCAGAGGCTACGGTAGAGCCAAAAACGATCAAAGGGCTTTTGTATCACGATGTATACGTGGAGAATGATACTACATACGCCACGGGCAATGTCGTGTTCTCGGGGGAGATTTACGCCGATCGTCTAGCGGAAGAGGTTCCGGATGAGGTATGGGCCGTTCTTCCTATGATCGTACCTATTCATGAATCATAAAAGGAGGTGAGAGATGAGAAACATGGCATCTAATTATTACGATCTAATGACATTCGGGTTGGGAGGGGCTACTTTCCAGCAATTTGTCGATCGTTTCTTGGAGAAATATAATTCTCCTCAGACTGACGGATTCACTTGGGATCCGGAAATCCAGTTGGATTATACATACGAGCAGTTGCTATCGTCACTTAATATCGCCACGCTCCCGGTCTATGTGGACGAGGCATCCGAGGGTTTGGACAAGTCATTCGGTGAGTTCAAGATAGGCTCCAATAAGATCCCTACCCAGAAACATCGTTATCCTATCAGCGCAAAGATGATGCGCGAGAAAATGTTGATGGTTCAGCGTTTCGGAGACGCAGCTTTAAACTCAAGCACTCAGGAAGCGTTGATGGATATGTTGTTCACGAGTACGGACAACTTGCTTATGGGTAACAGGAACGCTTTGACCCATCAGCGTATGCGTGTCGTGTCCACGGGACAGTTCACTATCGGAGTCGATAACAACCCTCGTGGTATTACCGGTTTGACATTCGATTTTGGTGTCCCGGCAGCGAACAAGGAGACTTTATCCGGAGAGAACAGATGGTGGAAAACAAGTACGCATACAACGGCGAACGAGGGTAGCGCTTCCGATCCCCTGTTGTTCTTGAAAAACAAAGTGAAATATATGCGTAAAAAAGGTTTTCCTGTAGGTCATTTTGAAATCGCCTCGGACTTGTTGGACGACTTGTTGACTCATAGCAAGGTGTTGAGCAGGATCGGGTTAGCCCTCTATCCTAGCGCCGCAGGTGCTAGTGATCCTGACGCAGTGGCATCGCAGTATGCTCAAAATATGACGGATGAAGGCAAACTGGACGCTATCAGACGCATTATTGGCGCATCTCTTATTCCTCGTGACAGCATCGCCGCCGTGGACAAGTTCGACAGTGACACGAAAGCCTTGAAAACGGAGACTATCGAGAACTTCAACCCATTGAATGTCTCTTTCGTGCCGGATGGTCAGGTAGGTACGATCAAGAGCGTCCAGCCAATGGTGTTCACTGACGATCCTACCCAGAGAATCGCTTGGTTTGACGATGGCAGGACGTTGTTGACACAGCGTTTTGAGTCAAAAACGAAGTCTATGTACGTGGAAAGCGAGATGGCCGTCTTGTGTGTCCCGAACATGCCTCAGTATATGTGCGTTTATACGGTAACAGCTTAGAGGTATGACTTGTTATTCTCTAAATACCGAGCGAACGGCCGAACAGTATGTTCGTGGTGTGGTTAATATGGAATTAGGTGATGAGATAATCGCCAATATTCTTTTAGACCGTCATGTATCACCGGATTATCTGGCCTCAGATTTAGATCTGAGAACCAAGATGCTGTTGAAGGCGGATGTCTATATGGCCTGTTCTGTCATGCCAAGCGTCGCCGTCAGTGTAGATGACGCCGATGGAAATTGGAGACATAAAGAAGGGGGTGGTCAGATATCCGAGACGGACAAGAGAAGATGGTCCGCTATCGCTAATAACATATACGCTCGGTATGGAGAGATCAGCCATGCTTCAAGCGGGCCTCGTGTGCGTGCCAGAGGCATGAGAATATGGAGGAGCTACTATGAGGGGCAATAATCCAAGATATCCGCATACTTGCGTGATTTACCGGATAAAAGGGGCGACCCAGTTCTCGGAGGGGGAGAAGGTATCTCTATATGAGGGTGAATGCCGGAAAGAGAGCAACACCTCGATACGCAATTTCTATTCCGATAATGTCCCTAAAACGGATTATCGGGTCTCGATGCCCGGATTCGTTGAAGGGATATTGCCCGGGGACATGATCGACGTGAGGGATCGGGTAAGTTTGTGGACGGGCATTCTTATAACAGACGTGAACATTTCCAATTTCGGGACGGAAGTATTTTTCAACATCTCTAAGAATTAAGGATATGGATAACAGCAAGGTTTTAAACGAGGGCTTGAAGAAAGCGAAACGGATTATTAATGATTATTTGTATTCCGCTATTGAGCGTTCGTGTTCCAAGCTGATAGATCATGCCTTGAAAGAAAGAGAATATGATGGCTTTACAGGTAATACTCAAACTTCATATGCTTGTGGTATTTACTATAATGGCGGATTGATTGGGATGGTGATTTCCGGTAATACGATGCGTAAACCTGTACGTATTAAAATTCGAAAAGGAGAACGTGTTTATTTGAGTAATCCATATGAAGGAAAAGCTCGAATTGTCGTGGGGAAAGTGGATGTAAGTGGAGAATTCGGTGCTGATTCAGCGGCTGATTTTCTATCTTCTTACAGACCGTTTATAACTAAAGGTTTTTCTATAGTTATGACTACCGGCACGGAATACTCCGAATATCTAGAAAACGTGAGGAACTTGAATGTGCTGACAGACACATCCAAATCAGGGAAGGACATTTTGTTGAAAGAATTAAAGCCCATGTCCACATGAAAGTTAGCCGTTTCTACATATCTCAAATCTTGGAGGAAGTTTGCTCCTTGTTATCCGATGTCAGTAAGAACGTATCTGCTAGCAATCGTAAGTCTGCGAGTCAAAAGCAGATGCAGGACTTTATCGTTGTATCTCTCCCTGTTAACGTCCCTGATAGCAATGTCATGCAAGATACGACTATCCGCTTTGACTTGGCCGCTAGGAACATACAAAACGGATTGGAGAACACATCCAAATTGCAAAAGATGCTTGACTCTGTTATTTCATATTTCCCGATAAAATCAGGGAGCGGAAGGTTCTCTGTTACCGATCCCGTTGTCGTACTAAAAGGTGATGACGGGCTTGGGTTCTCTCATTGGCTTATTAACGCTGAATTGCGAATAAATCAAACTGATTCATATAAGTATTAACAATAAAAGATAAAAGACATGGCAAAAATAACAGTTACCAATCAATTGAGTGCACTGAGAGCCGTTTTCAATAAAATGGACGAGGTGTATTATAGCAAGACTCCTTTGACTGTCGCTAAATTAGCATCGGCTATTACCGTCGACATGGAGCTCCCGGTATTGTCCGATGGCGTTACGTTTAATACGGGAGAACCGGAGATCACGGAAATCAAATTGACTACCGGGGCCAACTGGGTGACACGAACGGAAAAGGGCGACTCGGATATATCCCTTCAGGTTGCGAGCTTGAAGGGTGTTATCAACGATTTGTTCATGGACAAAAAGACCGAAATTGTATCTACTAGCAATTTGGCGGAGGGCGATAATTATTCCGGTGCAGCGTATAGCATGGCCCCGAAGAAGACTTCCGGCGCTCTTATCATGATGAGCGACAACAAGGATGTCATCGTGATCTTGCCAAGCATTGAGATGTATGGGAGCCTTGTCGTAGCGGATGGCGATAACCCCGCTTATTTCAATGTAACCGTAACCCCTTTGGAGAACGAGGACGGCTCCGATATTTTCATTTTGGAGAAAGAGGCAGATTAAAAAATTAATGGGCTGTCTTAAACCCAAGACGGCCCTTATTCATAATCCTATTTTTTATGGCAGGGAAACTAATAGAGCCTTCAAGAAAGGATGAGCGGGCGATACAAGAGGTCAAGACGGCCTCCAAGAGCACGATACGATGGGGACGGATAAACTTCAAGATTGGATGGATGCGCCCTTATACGTTGGAGAAGATCACCGACGTGGCCTTGAACTGTAAAAACGACAATGAGGTTCCGGCCAAGACGGCGGCCTTGATCCTTTTGAATGGTTTAATGTCTATTGTATTGTTTTATCGTATACTATGGAGAGTTCTTTATCATTATGTACCATCGGAGGTTCTAGCGGCCATCATTACGGAAGGTAAAAAAAAAGAAGCGTCGCTCATACAGGACTATTGGATGTGTATCATATTAGCGACCGCGATGAGAGACTCGAAGATGAATATGAAGAAGGAGGAAGCCGATCGTATCCTTCTCGAACAGCGTACGGAGAAGCATGGACAATAGGTGAGAAGCACCCTAATTTAATGGCTTCTAGGTCTTTCTTTTTCGGGCTTTTGACCATTCCCATGTATGAGTACAGATGCGTCCTTTCGTGCGCTCAGATAGAGCTTCTTACTATAGACAAGCCTGTAATAAATTACGGGATGGACAAAGACGGGAAGAGAGATAAGAGAGGTCGTGACTCTAAGCGTCCAAGCAAGAGACAAGTGATCAAAAAAACACAAGAATGGGAAGATAAATATAAGGATGGATCAAAACCTGTAATCGATCTTTCCCGGTTTATAATAAAAAAGTAGCGCATATGGGAAACCTTGGTAAACTATGGTTTGAACTTGGATTAAAAGATAAAACCGATAAGGATATAGCGGAAATCCGTAAAGGTATTGAAAAACGTCTGAAGGACTTGAACGTAGACGTGGGGCTGGATAGAAATGCCTTGAGAAATTCTATAGAGAATGCTTTAAGAGGGCAACAGTTTAAGATTGATGTTGTCGTGGATAAGGCCAATACCACTAAGCTGATTCAAGACGCTATTGCCAAAGCGGGGATAAATACAAATGTCTCCGCTAGCGACGTACGCGCTAAACGAATCGAGGAGATAAACAAGCGCATACAGAACTCGTATGATGAAAGCCGGGAAAAGATTAAAAAACTACAAGAGCAAGTCAGAAAGCTGCGGGGGGAGTATAGTAATACGTCCTCTTCCGCAAGTAAGTACGCAGGATCTCTTGGAGGAATAACCAAGAATATGCGTACGCAATTCAACCTAGCTACTCAACTCCGCAATCAGTTGGCGAATATATATTCCGTATATGCGGCAGAAAGATTCTTGACTCAAATAATCGAGATAGGCGGAGAGTTCCAGAAGCAGCGTGTGGCGTTACAGACCATGTTCCAAGACGCTACCAAGGCCGATGTCTTGTTTGGGCAGATCAAGGAACTGGCGGTCGTTTCCCCTTTTGAGTTCAAGGAACTCGCCGGATATACAAAACAGCTTGCCGCCTTTAATATCCTTTATGAGGAGATGTATGATACCACGAAGCGTCTGGCGGATATCTCCGCCGGTGTAGGCGTGGACATGGGGCGTATCATCCTTGCTTATGGACAGGTGCGATCCGCTGAGTTTTTAAAAGGGACAGAGCTTCGTCAGTTCACGGAGGCCGGTATTCCGTTGTTGGAACAACTGAGGAAAAAGTTTGAGGAACTGGGTGAGACCGGAATAACAGTAGGAGATGTATTTGATAAAATATCCAGAAGAGAGGTTTCTTTCCAGATGGTCAAGGATGTCCTTTGGGACTTGACGAATGAAGGCGGTCAATTCTATAACATGCAAGGCGCTCTAGCCGATACTCTCGCCGGTAAATTATCAAACCTACGTGACGCTTACGATGTGATGCTCGCTGATATAGCGCAGAGTAACAATAGCACGCTAAGTAAAGGGCTTGACTTGATAACCGATACGATGAGTAATTGGGAGGAGTTATCTAAATATATTCTTTCGGCCGCTGTTGCTTATGGAAGCTATAAGGCGGCATTAATGGCTGTTTGGGCTATAGAGAAAGCTCGTAATTTGTCAGACTCCATACGTTTAATTATGATGTATAGGAAAGAACTGGGGCTATTAACCGCCACGCAAAAAGCCTTCAATATTGCCTCTAAAGCAAACCCTATTGTAGCCCTTGCCTCCATTTTGGCAACAGCGGTTAGTTCTATGATTTTATTTTCGGATAAAACTAAGAGTACTGATGAGATAGTTACAGATTTGAATGAATCATTTGGGGAATTAAAGTCCAGTATGGATGGTATCGCAAATAATAATAATCTAATAAATGAATATGAGAGACTATCTAATAAACAAGATAAGACCGCCACTGAGACTAAAAGACTAGATAGTTTAACAAAAACGTTATCGAATACATTTAAGGATGCGGTAGCTAATGTTGACGAATACGGGATGGCTCTATCTATGTCCATTGACAAGATGCGAAATTTATCAAAGGAGCAAAAAGAGGCGTTGATTGCCACTTGGAGGATGAATTTGAATGAGCCTCAAAAAAGATTACAAGATATACAAGAAAAAATCAAACGATATCAAGATACTATAAGAAAAACAAGAGAGTTTAGCCCTGCTAGTGAGGATGTTAAAAGTAAGAATATCGCAGCTTATAAAGACCGTATAAGAGAGCTTCGGGTAGAAGAGGTAAAACTACAGAATGTCATTAATGATATAAATTCCAATATCGAATCGCTTAACATAAATGCCGATGAATCTAAAGAAGAATTAAAAGGATGGAGAAAGTCCGTAGCAGATTTCGTGTCCGGAAATAATAGCTTGAAGCACCTAGTACCAAAAGAGGATGATGATTACGCCGCATGGCTAAAGAAATTAAAGGACGAGTTGAGCGACGCGAAAGACGAGCTTTCCCGGAAAGAGGGTACGAAAGGACTCTTCTCGGAGGATGATATAAAGGCGGACAAGAGGCGTATCCAAGAGCTCCAATCGGTCGTTGATAAGTTTAATATATCCGTTAGCGGCAAAAGGAAAGAAAAGGGTAAAGATCCGATCGCCGAGAAGTTTCAGGAGCAAGTGCGTATGATAAAAGAAGCGATGGACACATATAATAAATACGTTTCATTGCTTGGAAAGGAGGGTGCCACGAAGGCGGTAAACGAAGACACCCGTTTCGCCGGGTTGAATTTTAATCCCGATAAATTCAAGGAGTCTCTGAAGAATGTTCAGTCTGAGTTGCAAAAGGTAATGGGAGATAACAAGGATCGGATCAAGGTCAACAAGGAGATTGAGAAGATGTACACGGATATCGATCTGGATAGCATCAAACGTAGCTCCTCGGAGGCCATGGAGGTTATTCGCAGACAAGTAGAGGAGAGTACTAGAAAATGGAACCTGTATAAACAGATATTTGATATAACAGGGGACAAGCAGGCATCGTTAAAGGTAGCTTTTGGCATGGATGCGTCTTCTATGAACGGCATAACCACCCAAGTGGATTATTTAAAGAATGTTTTATTAGAGAAAACAGGGAAGACATATGAGGAACTAAGCGATTTATCAGAAAATAAGCTGAAGGAAATGTTAGGTGACACCAGCGGTATAGCGAAGGAAATCGTTGATAAGATAAAGGAAGCCACGAGGAGCGGCTCGGAGGCGGTTATCCAAGATGCCTTGACCATGGTGCAGAAATACGCTGACGCTAACGAGAAGATAAAGGCGCTTGAGAATAAGAGAGAGGACATGTTATCCAATCTCAGGAATACCGATTATTATAAGTCCCTGTCAGAGGAGGGACAAAAGACTTTGGACGCAGGGGTCATTAAAGAATATGCCCAGCAGATTCAATCTTTACGGGAAGAGTCTATCAAGCTATCTCCCATATGGCAGAAGCTGTTCGGGGATACCGCCGCTCTTGGTTATTCCAATATGAGAAAAGTCGTATCTGAGGCTAAAAAGATGGTGGATACGGTGGAAGAAATCAAGAACCCTAAAACCGGGGAATCCCAATATGTCTTATCCTATAAGGATGAGAATGATGACATAAAGAAGACTACCGTTTCCTTGGAGACGTATTTGAGATTAGTGAAGCAAGTCTCTCAGGAAGAAAGAAAACTGAATGAACAAAACCCCTTTCAAGGAATCAAGGACAGTCTTGATGAATATAATAAGGCCCTAAAGGAGGGAAACGAGGAAGAGAAAGAGGCGGCGTTATCCTCTTTAGGGCAGTACGCCAATGATGCCGCTCAAATGATCAAGGAGGTTACTTACGCTTGGTCTGGGATGTTTGACTCTTTAGGGAATGAGGGAGTATCCGACGCCTTGTCTTTTGCCGGAGATATGCTAGGGGAACTTGGAAGCCTAGCTGAGGGATTGACCAGCGGGAACCCGATACAAATGGCTGCGTCCGCTCTTTCTTTTATCCCGAATATTGTAGGCAAGATAGCGCAATTCCATGACAGGAAGCTGGATAGGGCTATTAAAAGATCCCAGTTGGAGGTGCAAAAGCTACAAAACGCCTATACAAATTTGCAAAAGGAAATTGAAAGGCAGTTGGGAAAGGCTTCAGAGAAACAAACGGATGAAATGGTTCGAAACCTTCAACGTCAGAGAGAGGAGCTTGAGAAACAGATGCGAGCGGAGGAGGATAAGAAAAAAACGGATAAATCGAAAATCGAGGATTATAAGCAGCAGATAGCTGAGCTTGACGATCAGATGAGATATTTCTACGAGGACTTAGCGAAAGACCTGTACGATATAGATCTGAAAGACTGGGCCGGTAGCATAGCGGACTCGCTGGTCAACGCATTCGCCTCCGGCGAGGACGCCGCGGAGGCTTTTGATAACACCGTGGCTGATATAATGAAGAATGTTTTGAAAAATATACTTCAAACCCAATACATAGAGACCGCCATGAGTTCCCTGAGAGAGTATTTGTTTGGCAAGGATGGAAAAGGTGGGATTCTGGGCGATGGGACGATGTCTGGCAGCGATATGTCCGGCCTCGTCACGGAATTATCCGGATTGAGAGATATTATAGGGCAAAGCCAGAAGGTTTGGGAGTATTTGAACGAGGCGGCAGAGAAGGCGGGGATAACCCTTACTGATACGACTGGAGAGAGTAATAAGAAAGGTCTTTCGGCAAGTATCCAAGGAGTGACAGAGGACACGGCTAATTTATTAGGTAGCTATCTGAACGCTATCCGTCATGACGTGAGCGTAAAGCGTGACTTGCTGGAGAATATAGCGGGGACTCTGTTGCCTACGATGAGTGTTACGGCGCAAGCGCAGTTGCAACAACTAAACGCTATCGCTGCGAACACAAAGGCAAACGCTGACGCGGCGATTGAGATACAGAAGAGCTCAACCGTAATACAAAACGCTTTATCAAGCGTGATCGTACAAGGAAAGGGCGGGAAAGCTGTAAGAATTCAATAATATATAATCATGGATACAAATAAATTATTTAGCGAGTTAGCCGATTTAGGGGTTTGTTCCAGTGGCAGGAGATTGTGGGGAAGAAGCAATAAGGATGTTGATATGATCATCAAGGTCTGGAAGCGATGGCCGGAATATCTCATGGAGCACTCCACTCCGGCGTTGGAGATCGTAAGACGTTATTTCTCTTCTGAGCCGGATCTGAAAAAGCTGGAAGACAATCGCATTTATCTGGACAGGCAGATCAATATAGAGCTAGGGTCGGAAGAGTCCGTGTTCGTGATGGGGGATTCTTCCGGGGTGATTAATATAAGAGATTGGGCTACGGTTAAATTATACTGTTTCAATGATATAAGCCTTAATATAAAATGTGGCTTTCATTCTTACGTGAGCGTGGAATGCTATGACCGATCCGTATTGTCTGTCTTATCCAATAAAGGGACGTGCACGGTTTACGCCTATGACGATAGTTCTATTGATGCCCCATGTGATCCGGTTAGAGTCATTCGTAAAAAGTTGAGCCGAGGACAAGTATTTAACGGGGAGGAGATATATTGAACTCTTAGAGTCTTTTGTATAGATAAAATCTATAATATTAAATATGGTTATAGATTTTATCTATATATCGTGGATTTCTGCCCTTGAACCGTTACAGGCAGAGTAGCAGGATTTGATTCTGTCGATTTTTATCGTTTTGATATTTGCAGATGGTTCAAGTATCGTAAGTCCGGATGGCCAGTCTTACGATACATATGGCAGGAGGATTCTTATCTCTTGCTTTCATTGGTATACTGCCAGAGTAAGAAAATTTTATTTCTTCCAATACTTATCAAACAACTCTATTTCTTCTCTTTTATATACATCAGCGGATTCATTTCTGGAATCTCCACAAATATATTTGCCATCCTTTATATCTTTAACACGTAACTGTTTTTCATTTGATAGTACAACTATTAAATCTCCGATATTTATGTCTTTATCGCTTCTATTAACATTGGACTCTTTCGATTTCATTTGTTGCTTTAACAATTCTACGATCAAAGATACATTGTTAGTCATGCCCCATATCTTAAAGAATAAGATAATGTTTAATACACATATAACAATAATAACCAAATCAAAAAGACTAAAATTTCCTAAAAATACTAATTTCATGATATTTATATTTTTTAATTAATTGTTTTTTAATACCTTATTAAAAATCTGGATGGCTTTTCATATACTCATCTATTGCGTCAAGATCTTTTTTCTGTTGTTCGCTTACATTATATGTAGATGAGCCTTGTTTTCTTCTGAGCAACTTATTGAAACCCAAATAGGCAACATTATCGCCATAATAAATAAGAACTTCTTCATTTTAAAAACGTTTTTAATGATTAGTAAATTGTTGCAAATGTAGTTTTGTTTGTTAATATAAGCAAATAGGGGAAGGGTAAACTTACATGTTCGATAACATATTTCTTAATTTAAATACTACTTACCTTGACAACGCAGTATATCTCCTATGCCACTTGAAGTATATCTTACATGACAAAGTAAGTATAGCCTCTATATTAGGGGGGCAAATCATTTCTTTTTGCCGAACAACTCGGAATGGCTTCCAATCCTGACAATCTCCACGATGTCTGACACTGCGTCTATCCAAATCAGAAGAAAGTCGTTACCGACATGGCATTCCATGCAGTCCTTGTAATTGCCTATCAACTCATGGGGCTTGTACTTGCTTGGTATGGATTCCCCATTCTTTAGTTTGTCCAAGACTTCAAACAAAGCTTCCATCAGCTTGATGTTGCTGCGGTACTTCTTCAAGTCTTTCTTTGCCTTCGTACTGTAATGGATTGTTTTCATTCTATCTCGTTCAATGATTTCATGAAGGCTTCAAAACTGCTTGCGTCTATCGTCCCGGCATACTTTCCAGAACGAGCCTCTTCTATCGCCGCTATCGTTTCCTCGTTTGGCTCGGAGTATACAGCGTCCATCAAGGTACTCTCTACGAAATTATTCAGGCTCCTGTTCGCTTTCTTGGCTTGTTCCTGCAAGATTTGCAACAAGTCCTCACGTAAACGGAACGATGTTTGTTTTCTTATTACTGCTTCCATATTGCTCCTGTATTATATTGTATCGCAAAAGTAATGTATTATATGCAGAAAACAAATATTTTGCGGGTTTTCTTTGTCGTTTCAGGGATTATTCGTATGTTTATGGTGTTTAACATATATAATTCACCTTTGCGAGCGGAGCTTGCATTTTATGCTTAACAACATCACCAATCAATAGCAGCAGAATGATAGTATGCAGGTTTCGACGTTAATTCACTAAGTAGATAAGATAAGTTCTCCTTAGATTGGTTTATATAATTGATTTTGCTCTATCTTTATTAATACTATCTTGGATCATTTCTTTATATCTTTTTTTTGTTTCAATGGAAATTATTCGTTTGTTAATAACTTTATTAATGCTGTCTATTTTTGACTTATAATAAAAATGAAGAACTGGACATGCGTTAAAACCATTTTCAGTAATTACAAATAAATCGATGCATTTATAAGGTATATCCCATTCTGCTATATGATGTACTTTCGTTCCCCTCAAATCTATATATCTATCTAATAAACTCCATTTTATATCTTTTCTGCAAAAATCAGGGCTCCCATATTTATCTGAATATAAATTAATAACATCACTTAGTATTTTCTCTAAAAGATACGGCTCTTTTTCAAAGTTTTTTATCGGCTCATTATGCCATAAAGATAAAAGAATAAGTGAATCTCTATAAAATGTTGCAGTATTAATTGATATAGGAATTTCTTTTAAAGGAGTTTCTTCTATATGTATGATATCTGCAGGATGATAACTATGTCTTACTTTAAAAGATGCTATATCTTTGTGATTTTTAGAAAAATCTTCAAAAGATACTAAAAAATCTTTGTATGACATATTCCAGTATATATTCCCTATAACTCTATCCCCTTCAATTTGTCTAATACTATCTCTTTTATTTTGAACAATATCCTTAATAGAGTCTCTTTCTTGTAAATAAGAGAATGTTTCAATTTTAGTTTGTTTTGAATTACAAGAATAATTTGCACATAATATGACAAATGTTATTAATGAATATATAGTTGATTTTTTTATAATACAAATATGCCTCATCTTTTTATGTAATTAAATGATGTTACAAATGTATGTTAATTTGTTTTGTGCTCAAAAAAAATGTCCAAAATCTTTGTGCTTTAACTATTAGTTCTTATTTTTGCAATGTCTAAATTTTAATCGCGGTATGTTACCGCTGGCTTATGTCAGCGTTTTTTGTGCCTATACATATATAATATATTGTTATATAATGATATAACTGCGCCGTGTCGTGGAGTAGAAATACCCACGGAGCTTTGCGATTAAGGCTTAGACAACACGTAGCGCAGTTTTTTTATTGTCTAAAATTAATCGTTATGAAAGAATTAAAATTATTCAAGTCTCCTATCTTTGGACAAGTAAGAACTATTGTTGTCAATGCCCAAGTTCTATTTGCCGCAACAGATGTTGCGAAATGTTTAGGATACGCAAATCCTAAAGATGCCGTAATAAGACATTGTAAATCAGATGGGGTCGTGTTTTGCGACCTCATAGATACAATGGGTCGAAATCAGAAGGCCAAATTCATAACAAAAGGTAATGTAATCCGTCTTGTTGCCAGTTCAGAGCTGCCACAAGCCGAAAAAGTAGAAAGCTGGATTTTTGATGAAGTCATTCCCTCTGTATTAGAAACCGGCGGCTACATCGCTACCAAAACTGACGATACCCCAGAGGAAATCATGGCTCGTGCTCTTACTATCGCACAGGCCACCCTTGAAAAACGAGAAGAACGGCTGAAACAGCTTGAGGTCGAAAACAAACAAAAGGATGCCAAAATCGCAAAACTCCAACCCAAAGCCGACTTTGCGGATGCCGCCTTCACCACCGACGACAAAGTTGATATCGGGATGGCCGCAAAAAATCCTAAAGTTGGGATTTGGGCGCAATACTCTATTCCAAAAGCTAAGACAGGTCGGCGTGTTCTTCTCTAACCGGAACGAGCCTAAGCAGCGGTTTGTCAATGCCGGGTATTTCGAGATGAAGGAAAAATTCATCGAGCGTAACAGCCATCCGGGTTTTGTTGTCACGAAGATTCTTGTTACGCAAAAAGGACTGGCTTACATCAACCATTTGTTCGGAGGAAATCCGTCTGACGGGAAGATTGCGGCTATAGAATAGAGTACAGTTGCAGGAATCAAAAATATATTCGTAAATTCGCAGAAAACGAATAGGTTATGGAACGGATCAATTTGTCTAAACAAGAAAAGGAGGTACTAAGGATTGTGAGATCATGTGGAGCTAATTGCCCATCCATGTATCCGTTACATGTGTTCAATGCTTGTGTTCACTCTCTTAAGAGAAAGGGGCTTGTTGATGCTTCTTTTGTAAGAGGAGGTAATATAGTTTGGACTGCCAAAGTATCTGTTTACGGTAGACTGTATTTAGCAGAAAATCCTAATTTGCGTAATCCGATTCCTTGGAAAGCAATAAGCGTAATTATAGCCTTGCTTGCTTTTATAGTCTCCATTATTGCTTTATTCGTTAGCTGCTCAAAATTATAACTGAATATATATTAATTATTTAGAGGTACGGCGTAAGGACGTACAGCCAAGACTTTGACTTTATGTGACTTGATAATGAATGCAAAATGATTTAAAACTAGATGAATATGGAAGATTTAATTAAGGACATCGTCGTGAGAGCCGGCGAGAACGAGATCAAGATTAGTGAGGCTTCGGAGTTGGTGATCGGAGGATTGAGCATCACCCCGGAAATGATGAAAGAGATAAAGGACATGTCTGGTTGCCTGTTCTCCGAGGACATGGGCGATATGATAGATACGCTCATCCAGTTGAGTTGCGAGGGTTGCTCCGAGGACAGGGACATCATGGATAAGATGAGGGCCGTGTCTTGCGTGAGGGATTTCTTGAGGGTGATCGAGAGACAAAGATTAAAAGATCACTCTATTGTATAGATATTATCTATATTGTTTTGTTGTGATATAAATATTATCTATATTTGCTTTCATAATAAAAAAACAAGAGCTTCAGAGAGAGCCTATGACATGATGGTTAAGCCCATCCTGTTGTAGGCTCTTTTTTTTGTCATGGGAACAGATAGGGATACACTGATATTTCAAAAGGCGAATGGATCGGAAACGAAAGATCTATACGCAGACTTTGGTGTCAAGACCAAAAGCGTGCCATTATTCGTCCCTCTTGAGACAAAGGAGTTGCCTTCCCGTGACTGGAAGGACGAGGATGGAGAGGACGTTTATTTCCCAGACGTGGTTAAGCTTCGAGCTTATGATGTTGAGATATCCATGGTGTATAAAGGAGCACGAGGTTCTTTTCCATCCAAGCAGGAATCCCTATTCAAATATCTGACAACCAATGGATCTGAACTCAATATATACTCCCCGTACTCATATACGGGATGTAAGGGGGCTTACTTTAAAGGGTTCAGCGATTTTGATTTTACGAGCGATGTAAGGTTGGGGGATGTCGCTGAGTTTAAGATGAAATTTCGGGTGACCAAACCGGAGGAGCAATTTATCATTAGGTAGTATGGGGTGGATTGTTTACGATAAGACAGGTGAAATAAAACGTTGTACGATCAAGGAACTAGAGTATAACGGATCGTTTATGGGCGAAAGGACAATATCCTGTTCGTTCGAATCCCCAGTCGTGATAAATTTCGCTATAGGCGACTATTTGACTTATAGGGGAGAGGTTTTCTATTTATATTATACCCCTTCCCAAACGAAGAGCGCTTCTTCTGGCAGTGCTCAAGATGCCTTTGAGTATGATTTAGTATTCAATACGGTAGATGTAGAGTTACAAAATTGTCAGTTATTGGATTATGTCCCGTATGGCAATGATTATCATTACCAGCCTAGTCCGTCTTTCTCATTTGTAGGTACCGTCAAGACCTTTGCCGAGAGGATACAGGCGAACATGAACCGTGATTATCCGGGATGGACTATTGATGTCTATGAGGGCGTTGAGACCGAGGAAGCAGAAATACAGATAGACAATACCTCTTGCTGGAACGCCCTCGTGATGATCAATAAGGAGTTTGGGCTAAATTTTCTCGTTACCAAGAGAAGGGTGAGGATCGGATACCCGGAGGATTCCTTGAATCATACTTTTTATTACGGTAAGGATAACGGTTTATACCAGATAACTAGGAATGTCAATGCTGACGAGGCGATTGTCACTAGGTTGTATGCTTATGGAGGCGAACGCAATATACCTTCCGATTACAATAAGCGAGAATCAGATTTCTCTGGCAAGAAGAACTTGATGTTACCCGGTTATCTGGAGACAGGCAAGAGCTATATTGAATCGAAAAATATCTCCGCTTATGGGGTAAGGGAATACACCCAATTATTTGAGGATATCTATCCTTCTATAGCGGGTGTGGAGTTACCCGGTATAGGACGAATAGATGAGCTTGTCTCCGCTGAGCAAATAACGGAAGAAACAGAGACGTCGGGTTCTTTCAAGGTGACGATCAAGAACATCGGATTCAATATCAAAGATTACTTAACCTCTGAGACGGCGACGATATCAATGCGAAGCGGAAGTTTGATCGGTTACGAGTTCGAGATTGTGGAAGTGATTCAATTGGAGAACGGTAACTATGAGATAACGCTTAACAAATCCACGAGAGACAACTTCCAAGTCCCTAATGCCGGACAGAATCTATCAACGGGAGATCGTTTTATCTTGCTGAACATCAATATGCCAGATAAGTATGTGGAATATGCGGAAGATAAGCTATTAAATGCGGCTACTTCCTATCTGGCCGATCATGATCATGTGACCTATACTTACGATATAGGGGTGGATGAGATATACATGGCTCGAAACGGGAATCTACATGATTTGATCAGGGAAGGCATGAGGCTTCCGTTGTATGACGCTGATTTTGGAACAGATTATAGCATTATTATCCAGAGCTTATCCATAAAAGAAGGTGAGGATATCCCGGTTTATGAGATATCCCTTAGCGATAAACCTATCGCTAGTACGATTGATAAGATTTGGGATGCCATTGACAACGTTCGGAATGAAGGATCCGTTTCTAAGGGTGGATATGTCATTGGGGGAGGATTATCGCCCGAAGAACTTAATAAGAAATATTTAAGGAAGGATGTCAATGACACGGCTCATGGTGAGATCATCTTCGACAAGAAGATAGGCTCCTCCATCTTCCTCGACGGCATGGACGGCAAGGGATGGGAGATCAAGGCCGACGGTCGTGCCATATTTGATGAGTCATGGTTCCGTGGGAATGTTTTATTCAAGAAACGAGTGGGGTCCCATACGTTTATATCGGGCTTCCCCAATGGCTTCGGCTGGGATATTGCGCCATACAAACGGGTTAACTCGGCAGGTGTAGAGGAGCAGAAATATCGTCTAGAGATAGACGATATAAATGTTAGAGGCAGTCTCAGGGTCTATGAGTTCATTGTCTCTCAGCTTCGTGGGGAAAATGACAACGTGATATTCTCCGGGATGATGAAGGTGGAGTATTATGACCATGCCACTGGAAGGATTTACTTGGACACGGGGAATGGCTTACTCTACAATCCGTTCCGTTCGGGGGATATCTTGATGGTCCAGCGTTTCGGGGGAATGCCGACTGTGGAGAATGATTACAATATCATCAAGCAATACGAACTTCGGGTTGATCAAGTCGGCATCGGTAATTTGTCGGACGGCGAAAATCGTTTAGACTGGATTACGTTTGTCAACTTTGCCGGTGATAAAGCCGACATTGCGCAAGGCGATGTATTGACCCGTGTAGATAGCGTGGCCGATTCTACCAGAAAGGGTATTGTCAAGATCACTACGATTGACGAGGTGGGAGCTCCGTATATGGATGTCGTGTATGGAATGAAGACCGATCCCGATAATGCTACCAAGGCACGTGTCGGCAATCTTTCGGGGATAAGGACCAAGAGCGGTATAGATTTGACCGGTGTTTGGGGGATTTACGGTAACGGGGCTTACTTTGAAAATTCGACCTACATCCTTGATACAGGTAATACGATCGAGCAGGAATTTTCCATAATGAACGGGAAATTCGAGAGTTCAATCGAAGGCATCAGGAACGATATATCCTTAGAGCCGGGCAATATATTGAAAAATAGCTCATTCTCCCAAAATACGGACTATTGGGTGACAGAGAACTCAATAAGTTTTTGGGGACATGACGGATCGTTTATTTACGCCAATGATTCTTTCCTGTCAGAGAAGAGGGGAGTTTCAGATATTTATCAAGACGGCAACAGAAATGTCTTACGTATCAGTGACTCGTATATCCTCCAGCGGAATGACGTTATAAACATACCGTCACATGAGACCGAGGCGACCGAGTATGACTATTCCTTCTCATTACATTACCGGGTTGTTAAGGCGGGGATATTGACCGCAGGTTTCGAGGGATCAAGCCTTTATGTCTCCATGTCCTTGGAACCATCATCCTCGTATCGTAAGCTTTCGAAAGCGGGGAAATGGGACGAACGTGGCGATTTCCGTATATCTTTCGATGGGGAAATACTGATTTATGGTGTTTCCTTGTTTATCGATAACTTGGCGGATGCCATTATCAGGTTGGAGACAAGGATAGAGCAAACAGAAGAGTCTATCAAGCTGGCGGCAACGAAGGATTATGTGGATGAGGAAACAGGTAAGGTGTATACCAAGTATGATTCTCAGTTGAATATTACCGCTGGGCAAATATCGGCCATATCAACGAGGGTGGATAATATAAGGAATGAGATAGACACGGCGGGATGGATCAACACTACGCAGGGAAATACGTTGTTCGCCGCCAAGAGCTTGGAGAACGGTGATAAGATCATATCGTATATCAATCAGACGATAACCACCACCACGATAAAAGCGGAGAGAATTGATCTTGTAGGAGTGGTAACTATATCGATGCTTGATAGTAGCTTGCGTAACACTATTAATGATACAGTCTCTGACGTAAATAAAGCTTCCGATATAACGAGCGCTTTCTATCGGTTTAGTAATGATGGGATGAGTTTAAATCGTAGGATAGAGGTTGGCTCCGGTTCTATTGAAAATCTCACCGTAAAAGGAGGTATATCTCCGGATGTCAATAACGTGTGTTTTTGGGCTGGAGGCACATATGGCCAAGCGGTGAATAATGAGGCTAAGATCGTTTTACGACATGATGGGTCGGGATTCCTAGCCGATAAGAATATCTCTTGGAATACATCAGGGGATTTAAGTATAATAGGAAAAATACAAACCTCAGATAATGGGAACCGAATTATAATAGACCCATCGACGAGGAGTATTCGTATGATTAATGATAAAAACTCATTAACAGGAGAGATTTTGTTTAATGATATGTCTGGGTATCAATCCTTACCCGCATTCCATATTTATATGAGAAACGCATCTTCCGGTGTCTCTAATTATCGAATTTCCATGGGATATTTTGGATTTGGGTCTTACGATAATGCAGGAAGTACCTTGTTTAATATATCCCCGTCGGGATTAATGACATTTCCGTATATGTCAACAGTGGACCCAAAGGTGAAAGGAGCGATATGGAGGGATGGGAATATGCTTAAAATATCTTTAGGATAATATTAACAATTAAAATACAATTAGTCATGAAAGTAAATTTCAACAAGCCCCTAAAGACCTTCAAGGGGGAAGACATGAAGGACGAGTTCGGAAAAGTACAAATCATCAAGGATATAGTATGCGCTAGGCTTTACTCGTCCGGCGATGATATGAACGAGGACGAGAAGTACGAGCTTTACAAGCTAATGACAAGGATCAACGCCGCCGATGGTGAGATGGACATCAGCGACAAGGAATCCATATTGATAAAGAAATGTTGTAACAAGACATTGACCGCAGGAGCTTTCGGTCAGATCTTTAACATTTTAAACGTGTGATACCATGGAGATAACGAGCGACACAAGGACGATAAACGGCTACTCGGACGTGGCCGGTATCAAGATACAGTATTCCGCCTCGGTCAAGACCGATGAGCGGATAGACCGGATAACTGGCTCTTTTATCAAGGACGGGGTACGTGTGGGATCTCTGGCCTACGAGCGTAACGGGCAAATTTATAACATTATAGAAAGGGGAAATTAACATGGCACTATCAACATTATCATCTGTATTGAGAAGCAAATACAAAAACACGGTAGGAGATTATGATATCTCCTATGAGACAACACGGAATGCGGGCGAAAAGGTAACAGAGGTATTGGCCTCGGTCAAAAAAGGAGAGCTTAGGTTCGGTTATGTAAACATTGTGGACAAAGGCAGGAAATCGATAGTCTTGGAAGATGGAGTCTCGGACGAAGACTGCAAGGCTATATTGTCAACCGTGATAGACGATGCGGCAAATATTTTCCTTAAACAAGAATAACATACGATAATATGGCTGTAGGGGATCTTACATTGTCTTCCGGCTTTACTCTAACGCCCGAGGATTTACGTGCGATCGCCGCTGAGAGTAAAAAGATCTTAGCGGAGGAGTCCAAGGATTTAAGTCAGTTCAAGGAGATTGACTCTATATCCTCCGTGTCATCTTTGCCCGGTATTTCCGCTAAGGAGGAATTAGTGAGAGTCCCCATGGCTATACTTAAGGGACTTGACGGTAGGGAGATAGAACTAGCCTCTTCGTCTACGGATATCCAATGGAGGTATGTTGGAAATCCCGGATGGAATGTGTTGGTGGAATTATCCTTGCTAGCCGGTCCGAAGGGAACTCCGGGAGATCCTCCGGTCGTCTCTATCGGTACGGTCTCCACCCTTCCTTTTAATAGCTCGGCAACGGCTGGCTTTGTCTTGAGAGGGGAGACCCCAGAAGGTGTACCTATTTATGCTTTGGATTTAGGTATCCCACAAGGCAAGCCCGGCCAAGACGGAAATGGGGCGGGGAACGTGTTTGTCCCTACGGATAATATCATAGCCGATAGATATTATATTTTTAAATCCTCCGTTGATAAAAGCGCAAACGGGGATTTTATCGAATTGGACAGCCTTGCCTTTGGTGTAGGTCAAAACTACTCGGGTTACAAGAACGCCGAGATATTCAATGACTATGAGAATAACAAGGCGGCAGGAAATTACGCCCACGCAGAGGGTATGAATACCAACGCTACCGGTCCTAGGGCGCATGCGGAGGGTTACGAAACGAATGTGTTCGCTAGCGAGGGTCACGCCGAGGGCAGGGGAACATGGTGCTTAGGAGCGCAATCGCATGTAGAGGGATTATATTCTTATTGTTTAGGAGATGGTTCGCATGTAGAAGGAGAATCAATAGGCACCCAGCCTTATTTTATTGAAAATGCCGTAGGAGGCATAGCGGATCGGCCTATTTTTGATACGAGTGGAGATTCTTTAAGGACTTTCATAGAAGATTACGGAGTCTATAACTCTGAAAATATTGAGCACTCATTATTTTTTGACGCTGTATCTATACGAGAGAAGTTCGCTCTGAACATTTCAATTGGCACCCGAAGCCACCTCGAGGGAGCTAACAATTTTATTTGTGATAACACAAGCCATGTAGAAGGATATAATAATATATGTGGTGATTTGTATTATTCGCATAGTGCACCAATTGTACATAAGGCAAATCATGTGGAAGGATACAATAATGTTCTGTTTTCGGGGAGAGAATATACAGACCAAAACTTCTGTGTTCATGTGGAAGGATATAGTAATGAGGTTTATCCGGGATGCTCTTTTTCGCATGTAGGAGGAGAGTATTGCACTATAGGTAATATAGCCCCTGCAAGGTTGGCGTTTTGTCATGGGAAGTGGCTGCTTGTAAATTCGGATTATGGCGTTTCTTTTGGTCGTTTTAATAAGCCAACACTAAATAATAAAAATGTGCTGTTTTCCTATGGGATAGGACGTGATGATAACTCGCGAGAAAACGCTTTGTCTATATTGGAAGATGGAACTGTATTAATCCCTAGCTTGGAAGATAGGATAAATGATGCTACAGATTCGAAAGTTATAGGTTTAAACAATAAATTTAATAATAATAACGAAGAGCTTAAGGCTATTATAGATGAGCAATCTAATCAGATAAAGGATTTGTTAGCCTTGTTACAGTCCGGAGTTGGGATAACAAAGGCTTTTGTTTCAGGTAGTGTTTTGGTTTTTACTAAAAATATACAAGCGGAAGTGTCGGGTGAAACCTTTTTTATTTCCGATTCGCAAACAACGGTTGCTGATGGAGTATTAACAATCAAATAAATAAAAATATGGGAACAATCAGAAAAATAAATGTAAATGGGCAAGAATATGATTTGGCTGGTTCTGGCGGCTCAACAATGATTTCTGTAACCTATCAGGAGATAGTATCTTTGATTCAGGCAAGCTCTCTTGTCGCAGGGAACAAGTACAGGATCACAGATTATGTAACTAAAGTAAATGATAAATACAAGGCTGTTTCAGCGGAGAAACCTTTTGACATTATCGTCACGGCTAAATCTTCCAATAAACTAGAACGTAAAGCATCTGCCATAATGCGTGAAGGTGATGATTACTTCGCCGGATCAGACCTAGGATCTTGGGAAATATGGTATGATATCAATAATGATACTAAATCGTATCCAATCGCTCATGAGAGTGGGAAAGGATATATTTATAGGCTTATAGACGAATATGGAAATGAGGCTGATTTTGATTTTAAGAACATAAAATGGAAAATAGACTCAAATATTTTTAAAAAGGTGACAAATGGTCCTGTACCGTTTTTTACTTTTACTTTTTTAAATTCATATAATGACATTAGCGAGGATTCGGTTATGGACGCTTCCTTGGATGGCAAGGCAATGAATAATGAAATATATATTATTGATAGTATAACCAATACTGCTGTGTATGTCCTTAGTGTGGCAAAACCATCGATAGGTTCTGCCAGGATAAAGAAAAATAGCTCAAATAAGTCTTTTTTCATAGCTGTTAAAGGAACCGTTAACTCAAAAATAGATACTAATGATATGAGATATGGACTTAATATAGATGATGTCGCTATGGAAGTTAGCGGTAATACGGTAAATAATTATGTAGATATATTATTGAATGGCGCAAATTTAATGGTGACTAATAACCTATTTAACATCGAAGGACAGGCTAGACTCCAAATTTCAGGTTCTCTTAAAGGATGTACGGTATTAGGATCTTTTAAAGCTGGATCAGACTATGTCTTTCAAATCTCCGAGAGTTGCCAAGGAAAGATTATTGTGTCCAATGGAGATGGAGAATCTTTTAAAATAATAGACCCCTTCACTCTTCAATAACATGGAAACTATTCGTATAGGCAATGACATATCCGTCCAGTGGACGATATTGCACGATAATGTTCCCGAACGACTTGAGGGGCGGGATTTGAAGGTGATCTTGTCAAACTCATTCGAGAAGATAGAGATAAAGGATTTCCTCCTTGTCGGTAACGTCATAAGATTCTCTTATCACGGGAAGGATCAGGTACATTGCGGGGTTTACACGTTGACGTTATACGAGAATTATCATAAAGAGGGAATGATGGCTGTTGACGTTTGCGAAGCGTTTAAACTTATCCCTAGATCATGCGAAAAAAAGGACAGACAGTCTTGCTCAAACTTGGAAATATCCACGGTTGATATCAACTCTTCTTTCGATTTATTAAACAATCCCAAGAACACCCTCGTGTCCGATTCCGTCCATAGGATTGAGGCGGTCACGCAAGAGGAGTACGACAAGATACAGATTCCCAATCCGAATATTTTATACATAATATTATGATATTGAATGGAGCTATAAATGTAAAATTTAAAGGCGTGGACGTAAAGAAGATCTGTCTAGGGCGTGATACGGTATGGACTAGGGAAGCGCATTTGATCGTTACCCCAATGACTATATGGCTACAAAGGAGTAACGGTTTTGCAGCGGATGTAAATATAATATCAAACGTCCTATGGGACGTCGAATAGTAAATAATTAATTAAAAATTTTGAAGTATGGCAAAACCTAGTTGGTTAACAGTAAACCCGATGTCTGGATCGGGTAATGATACGCTGAGGAATACAGCGACGGCGTATAAGGGGAGAAAGACGAGATCTGGGACCGTAACGGTTACCGGATCCGGTGTGGCGCAACCCAAGACTTATAAGGTGACGCAAGAGGCGGAACCCGAGTATATATCCATAGATAACGGGTCGTCGATGGCGGCAGATAAGACAGGAGGAAAAGTCACTGTCAATGGGAAATCCAATTCTGCCGCCTTGTCATTCGCGTGGGTGGGAGAAGCGAAGGAGGCTACGATCTCCCCCCAGTATACCGCAGGTGGTAAACCCACTAATAATACGGAGGCGATCGAAGGAGATCCGGGAGCGACAGGCGAGGTGGTATGGTCTGTGGATCTGACCTTGCCGGCCAATACCACGATAGAGCAGATAGACAGGACCCTGAAGGTATCCAACGGTAGCACCGTTCAGCAGCAGATCGTGATTGAGCAAACAGCCGGAGACGCTAACTTGTCGTTAAGCGAGACAGATATAACGATCCCTGCGGATGGAAGCGCTGTTACCGTTATTGTTACCTCCAATACGCAATGGACGGTATCTTGACCCCTGCCCGGTATGGAGAAAGTGATACCATGGGGCGTAGGTGGAGGGAATCTCCACCTTGCCTATACAGGGCAAGATAATGGCGAGATCGTCATCACGAGTGACACGGAGAATTATACGGGGACAGAGCGGTACGAGGTATTGACCGTGGCAACTGGAAACGGAGCGGTCAAAGAGCGGCTTACGGTACGTCAGCCTAGTCGCAAGGCTTACGTTGACGGAAATATGTTGGTGTTTACCCTTGCGGCGAATGTCTCGGTATCGGGAGGTAATTTGGTGATCGAGGATACGGGGATATCGGTAAGGGATGATGTAATATTTATTTGATAAAAAAAGGATCGGAAGAATGGATTGGACGATGATGTTAACCGCCGTATTAACCTTTGTTGGAGGAGGTGGTCTTGGAGCAGTGCTGATGTTTCCGCAAAAGAGGAAATCGGCCGAGTTGGAGAATGAGACGAAAGCGAGTGAGCAATGGAAGGAATTGTATATCAAAAGTCAGGAGGAAAAGAAAGGTTTGAGCAATCTTATAGATAAACTATACGACGATCAGGGACATTTTCGTGACGAGAATAACCGTCTTACAACCCAGATAGCGGTATACAAAGTACTTAAATGCAGAGATTTGAAATGTACCAATAGGAATCCTCCTATCGAGAACAATATAAATAGTGAGGATAAGGAGGATAAAGATTGCGATAAAGAAGGCTCCCCAGATCCAAAAGGATAGGGGAGCCGGATAAATTTTAGCTTCCTGTCTTTCGCAAGGGAGGATAGCAAGGTTAACAAAGCGTCACAAATATACGAATAAAATCAAATAACAATGGCAGAGAAAAAATTACCTAGAGGTTTGAGAAACAACAACCCGGGAAACATCCGGATCAACGGAGACTTGTTCCAAGGTGAGATACGTCCGAGCAAGGACGAATCATTTAAGCAGTTCGAGACGATGGCCTATGGATACAGGGCGGTATTCCGTATCCTATCTAATTATCGCAAGAACTACGGACTGGACACGATCCGCAAGATGATAGGTCGCTGGGCGCCGGAAAACGAGAATGATACGGATGCCTACGTTAAGGCCGTGTCCGATTACGCCGGTATCCCGGCTGATGATCCTATCAACATCAACGATCGTGAGCAGATGATCCGGATCGTGGGCGGGATGAGCAAGGTGGAGAATGGTAGGGAGGCTGATATGTCGGATGTTATTGCGGGGTGGAATCTGTTATGAGAGCATGGCAGGTTATATTAATACTAGTGTGCTTGGTAGCCAGTTTCACGG